CTATTTATCATCTTTTTTGCGTCTTCCTCAGACTTAAAAGGACCTTGATATGGATAACGTTGTATAAAAATATACTTAGGACAAAATGTTACCTTAGGATCACTGCCTTGATTTATCACATACCAACCTGCCGCATGATAACATTTGCTATTAGGAGAAGTTGTGAATAAATGTATCTTACGCTTAATGTCTAGTATAGAGTTATAAACTTTACTAGTAGTAGGATATACTTTGAAGGGTAAACTATGTGTAGATTTATCTATCTTTTGAATAGATTCAAACTCAATGTTAGTTTTCTTCTTGATGCTGGTTGTGTTTTTATAGTGAGTCTTGTTACCGTTTAATTTAACTTCAAATCCAGATCCGTCTGCGATTACGTTACCTACTTTTTCGTTACCATCAGTTACAATCCAAAATTGATTTTGTACTACTGGTTTTGCAATTAGTGTTTTATTAGTCATAGTTTATTTACTTTTTCTTTGATGACTCATCATCAAAATTGGTTAATCTTTTTACACCCTTATGTTTTGTAATAAGATGATATGTGTATACACCGTTAATCTTTAACGGCAAGTCAAGGTGAATATGTAGCACAGGACCTTCAACATCACTGATAACAGTATCATTCCCCACACTACCAATCCATCGAATCTTACCATGCATACCGGTAACTCTAGCCATAAATTCATATATTGGCTTATATCGGTTCTTTTCAAAGTAATCAGATAGACTTGGCATTTTTTAAAACCATATTAGGTGCAATATTGTTATCATAGATTTGTGCCATAGTATTCCACAAACCCTTTCGTTCTATATCAGTCATTCCGGCGACCCATGAGGGATCCTCTGGTTTTCTATCTAATAGATAGTCATGTCGATATGTCATGCACATGTCAGTGATGATTTGTTCACGACTCATTAGATTCTCGGGTAAGTTCACATACCAGTTGGAAGTGCTCATACGCTTTCTTTACTGCAGGATTTGTCATTAGTTTGCTAGCTTCTTCCTGCATAGCCTTTACTCCTGCTTCAGCACAGTCACGCACACTAAGACCATATAAAGTACATAGTTCATCACCCATTTCTTTGGCTAACTTTTTCCATGCTTTTTGTTGTGCTTCTGTAATAGGAGTACTCTTTGGTCTTAGTTCTGCGGCTTTGCTAATAGAACGACAGATTGCATCCTCAGCAACACGACCAGCGGCAATCATAGCCGCATAGTTAGGATCAATATTGAACCTGCGACTAGTGCCTCCGGGATAAACCATAACCAAATGAGTGCCCTTTGAAAATGAATCCATAAGTTCGTTATCATATTCTGCAACCGGAACATATTTGCGTCCTTCTTTAATGTAATAAATCTTTTTCATAATTGAAACTTTTTCAAATAGTTTCTAGCAATTGATAAATCTTCTGCATCCATTGGATGTAGTTCTTCATAGGCGTCTTGCATACGTACCAGTTCTTCACGATATGATTTGATGATCCACATAGCATATTGAGGATAAACAGAATGTTGTTCATGTCTTTGTCGTTCATATCAATCTCCTAACACTTCCCAGAACAGTTCTTTAGTCTTTACATATGCTACCGGCTTGATCCAACCCTTATCAATGCATTCAGCAATCATCAATTGATAGTTATAAGGAATATTTTTTTTGACTTCAATTGAAGCTCGTGGAACTAACTTGATTCCATCAGTCATCGCAAAGTGTGCATCACCGGAGCGAATTTCTCTAATGCGATTTTCTTGTACAGTAAATGTCATTTCTTCAATTCTTCCCACATTAGTTCTTTAGCACGTTTGTCAAGTTTCTCACGTTCGTTTTTCAGAATCAGTGGAGCCATTTGGTCGATGTATCTTAATAGAGCCTCATGTCCACCTTCACGGAAATGATTGTATTCGCCCTTCGTACTTACTCTAGATTCGTAATAAAGTTTGTCATCCTTGAGAACCGCAACTATGCCCATGTACAATTGCTTTTCAATTAGATCGTTCATGTACGTTCCCTTGATACGGTGCATTAAGCCATTTGCTATAAGTTTCAGCTTGCTCAGATATTTTTGTAAGTTCATACTTGCCCGTAAATTTTAGAAAATGAATGCCCACTTGAGGAATAGTTGTCACACGGACACTTTCACGAATGCGTTGGTCAACTGCATCTTTAATTTCTTGAGGCTGTGCCTTCAAATCAATCAAGGTACGGTTTCTTTCAAACGCATCCTTAACACGAACTTCATTTCCCTCATGGTCGGTATAACGTTGCAACATAAAATTGTTGTAATTGAAGCCCATTTTATGTCGGTCTTCAAATGCTTCAATGATACCAACTTTGTTCTTAGTACCTTTTTCACGACAACCTGGAAAAGCACTGAATACGTTGTCGCCCGAATCTCCCCTGATAATTTTTTTGAATAGACCGTACTCGGGATCTTCAAGTAGTTTAGGCTTCTTTTCCTTGTCTAGTACAGGCTTACCTGATTCTTTAAAGTAGCCCTCTAGTGTTGCAAGCTCGCCAGTTACCCCATTGAATTGTTTCACTCGGTCGGTAATTAATTGGTTGTAGTCCGTGTCCGTGGAAATTATGTAGTGGTTGTCTTCTGGATGTAAGTGAATGAAGCGGGCAATCAGGTCATCTGCCTCAGCACGTTCATGGCGAAGGACACTTACGTTGGTCTTCTCTTTGATGTAGGTCGTAAATGCTTCGTATGTCTGCCAAAACATTTCGGATTCTTCTTTCTCAGCCTCAGTCACTGACATTGCATCAACGATACGATTCCGCTTGTATGGAGCATAGAGGTCTTTACGAAACGAGCGACCCTCCAAGCAAAATACTACGTGGTCAATTGAATACTTTCGTACTGCCTGATTGACTGAGGCAAGTGTCAAGTGTAGTGCCATGCCTATCTTCTCCTCTGGAGTACTGTTGCGTGAAGCAACATGACGGGCACGGAAAAAAGTATTTGCAGTATCGATAAGGGCGTAAGATTTTTTTGTCATGTGTCTATTATATACTACTATTTATTTTTGTCAAGCCACTTTGTAGCTATTCAAATAATCCTTATGGATTAAGGTTTTCAACCCATCGCTGATACCATCACGTGTGCGTAAATTTTCCGGGCGATTGTCATCACGTTTACCGTTAAGGTGATCTACCTTTAATTGACCTTTCCAATACACTTTGAATTCAGCGTCGGTCAATTTACGGCCTGCCTCATCCTCTGCTTGTACTCGTCCGATAATTTCACAGAATGTAACACCTTTGTCATTAACTAATCCCAAGTCAGTACAGTGTTCGCAATAATCTTTCTTGTTTGCTTGATTCTGTGAACCGGGATTGTAACCCATGTGAAAGTGAGGCTTCGTAAATTTGGACACGTTGCTCTTTTTCTTAACAGGCACATGTGTTGCAATGATATTCAAATACAAATCCAAACCTTCATTAGGTGTGTGCATGTTCTGACGGAACTCACTATACGCACTATCTAACAAAGGTGCATCATTGGGAATAACAATATTAACTGTATTCATAAACACAACATACTCAGCCAACAGAATTTTCTGTTCAGTAGAAACATCCAATTCAGCAATTTGTCGTGCTTTGTCATTATGGTTATAGACACCGCATACCAAACGCTTTGCACGTGCCATTGTTTGCATTTGCATGAGATAAACATTCTTTGCGCTAGGATAACCCAAGAATGAAATTTGCTTCAAGCGAGGGATATCCCAACCCATGTTACCTTGCATAATTACTCCTAGCAAAAACGGATTAACAATGTTATCCGAATCATTAGCATTTCGCACAATAGAATATGCGTCTTTGTATACACGACCAAACTTTGGCTTTAGATACTTCTTCTCGTCACTAGTGACAATACCGATATCAGCATTAATGTCCCCACCGAAAGTCATAAAATCATTTCTCCGACCTCGAGAACTATACAATGGAATTGACTTAGTAGCATCCTCACGACCAAACTTGAAGAATGCTCCCGGCATGATTTGCACAATGTCAATGTCCATTGCTTTTTGCCAGGTGTCCTCATCAATTTTACTGAAAAACTTATAACACTTATCAACAGTCAATTCGTAAGTCAACTTAGACAAATCATAAGTGTTCAATAGTTCACCACGATATGAGTATGAAAGTAAGTCAGTTTGCAGGGGCAAAACATCGGCGAACACACTAGTGTTCTTGTTCTCAGGCATTCGTTCAAGTGTCTTGAACACAGTACCACCTAAAACAGTTCCACCTTGTTGGCTCTTAGTAGCAGTGCCAGTGTAACCTATAACACGTGAGCCTGCAACTGCCATACCATAGATAGTAGGCAACCATTTGGGATCAAAGTTCTTGTTGTTGCGACCCTGATCTTCAAAGATTGTAGTAGCGTCAATAGTACCCATGCCGAAATGAATTTCATCGACAAAGATATATTGCGGGACACCAATAGTCTTGGGCAACAGAGGTTCGCTGTACTCACACCAAATTTGACGTAGCCATTGTGTAGACACAAACCAAACGTCAACAACATCGTCAGGTGTAACTTCACCTAGCAACCATGACAGTCTGATATCATCTTTGCGACGGGCACGGAATCGTTTGATAGTACCGTCAATGCATTGAATACGCTTACCGTTCCACTCAGCATGAAACTTGTGATAAGGACCATCAACGCAACCGCTATCAGGGGAAGTAAATACAATACAGTTAACTGACGAATCAAGATAAACAGTATTAGGGATCGTAATCTTAGTAATGACTGTAGACTTGCCTGCGTTAGTACCTGCAGGAACAATCGCAATGCGAGGATCATTTGCCAGATTAGATTCGGCAATGGATTTAAAAACATTGTCATGCAAGTATTGCAATTGCAACGGGCGCATGAATGCCAGATCAATTTGTTTTGTTGCACTGGATAGTTTAAATGTATTTGGGCGCAAATGACTCATGTTAGTTCCTCAGTGTGTAAAATTGTATTATAACGTATTTTAGATTTATTGTCAAATTATTTTAATTTAATGCTAGCAACGTCAAGCCTAGCAAAAACGCTATCACCAAACTTCCAGTTTTCGGGCATACTTGTTTGCATGTCCAATTCATTGTCTAGTAATTCGGCTTCTTCGTTTGTAATCAATACAATAGCCAAATTGTTTTTAATCATTTGTGCTATTTCGGTTACACTACGTTTTTCCATAGTCATTGTAACCGCTTGATTATAAATCATGATGCAGGGAACAATGTGTTCCCGATATGTGTTTTCTTTAGTACGCTTTACCGATTCACCAATTGTAATTAGGTGATCGATACTATCACCCTCAAGCAATGCTCGGGTATTCTCTAGACCGAAACCATCTTCACTGTCAATAAAGTATTTGAAACGTTTGGCAATCTTTTCAAAGATATTACGTTCGGATACTTCACGCGGAATGGGCTTGATAGCTTGTCCACGAACCTTGCGTACAATAGTTGTGATAGCTTCAATAGTGCCGACAATGATCCAAAAGTTATCAAGCACATCCCCGTCAAAAGGAATGTTCATAAAGTCTTTTGCATCTTTGCGAGATTCGGAACGCTTGCCGATTTTCTCAGTAAAGCCTTGTGCCAAAAGTTGTTTACGCATTTCGGCTACGTCTTCTGGACGTGCAAGCCAACCTATAGTGTAGTGATTCTTCTTAATTTCACACTTTACACCATTGTTAGTAAAAAGTACACAGTTACTTTGTTCTTCGTAAACACGGTCCGTGTAGCCGCGTTCCTCACATGAGTTCTTAAAAAGATTAAATGAGATAGCTGCCATAATTATCCGTTATTCGATTGAATACGTTTATTATAGCATATATCTCATTTATTGTCAATTTCTCAAATGTTGTATTTTTACAACACTTTTTTAACTCACCTCAGTACGACCATCGCCTAAATCTTTAGTTCTAACATTACGCATGTCGCCGTTTACTCTTTTTTCAGGATCGGCCATTTCTTGTTCAAAAGTCTCTAGTACTGTCGCTCGGCACAAATTAGTCCACCAACGATCTACTATATCATTATCAGTATCAGTGTCCTTCATCTTGTATCCTGCACGAATAAGATTCAACACAAACTTATCATTGAAATCAAGTTCTACTGAACCGCTATTGATATCATTGGGGTCTATTTCCATTCTAAGAATGTTCACATAAGGTTCCCCCGCCTGAGTAGCTTTTTCTTTAGCAGTAAGTTCAGGTGCAACCTTCTTCTCCTTAGGCTTACGAGGTTTCTTTTCTTTCTGTACTACAGGTTCGGGTTTCTTAAATAAATTCTTTAACTTGTCAAACATTTATATCTTTCATATAATTTAAAGCTGGCTAGATTCTTTGCCTTCGATTCACACATCATATCAAAGTTCTCACAGAATGTCAACGCCCAATTGTTCACTGCTTCGTTCCAATAGTAATCACTATGTGCCCGGAGTTTTTGTTTACTATATCCCGCTTCAATCAAAGCCGCCTGGTCGGGTAATTGATTGCAGTCGTGTCCGGTAAGTACGTCCTCCCGAGAAACACTGTAATGGAGAGTAGGACGTACGCCACGCCAACTATCAATAACCTGTTTAACAAGGTCGTCATTATGGGAAATATAATTTCCTTCACGAACCCAATTGTGATGGATGTCCATGACCGTAGGTACGAGGTCAGATAATGATAAGCAGTCAGATAGTCCATGTGTATATTCCTCATTCTCTAGTGTAAGTGTGTTTCGGGCTTCGGGTGATAAACGATTGTACACATCACGAATACCCTGCGGGCCTTTACGACCGCTGATATGTACATTAATTTTCATATCTTGAAACTTCTGACCATAACCCATCCAACGAGCCATGTCACAATGATATTCAAATTCTTCAATACTCTTATTTACTACTTCTTCGCGGTCACTCGCTAAAACCACAAACTGATCTGGGTGAAAGCTAAGACGAACATCATTGGCACGTGCTGTTTCACCGATAGGGGCGAACCAACGCTGTAAGCTAGCTTGCACATCAGTACTATGCCAAAAGTCTTTGTACTCATCCATAGTATAGAAACTAAGCATGTCGCTAGTAAGCCGCAACATACGCAATTCTGGTTCTAGTGTTGCAACTTTTTTAACAAGTGCATGTGTGTTGAGAATGTTGCGTTTCGCAACATCCATAATCTTTTCTTCTACAACATTGCGCTTATTACGCTTTGCCCATGCTTGTGTAGTACCGCCGGTGTTAAGACCCTCGGCTGAAACAATCTCACCCTTCTTGTTGATTTCTGCCCATTTACAAGCGAAACCTATGCGTTTGACTGACTGATTTGTGTACATAGATAGACCAAAATGATAAATAATAGATGTAGTGTAGCATACCTACGCAATAAAGTCAACTATTTACGGATACAACAATGAAAGCATCAGAAATTATTAACGAAGATTGGCAAAAAGTCAATAAAAAGGACAAGACTGATGGTATGAGTACTAAAGCAGTCAAAGCATATCGTAGAGAGAATCCTGGCAGTAAGTTAAAGACTGCGGTTACTACTAAGCCTTCAAAATTAAAGAAGGGTAGCAAGAGTGCTAAACGCCGTAAATCATTCTGCGCACGTATGAGTGGAATGAAGAAAGCACATGCGAGTGCCAAGACTAAACGAAATCCGGATAGTCCAATCAACAAGGCATTACGCCGTTGGAATTGTGAATCAGTTGAACAAATGCAAGAGTTAGTTACACTAGCAGAACAATTTATAGCAAAGAACAAACAGATATGAAAATTCAACATTTATTAGAAGGTACAGAACCAAAACTACCAGGTGCCCCAAAGGGTATACAAATTATGACACCTCAGCAATTCGTTGCTAAAGCTGGTGACATGCCCGGTGAAGAAGAAGTTGATGAGGGATATCCTAAACATCAAGACTTGAGTGGTGTTAGTACTGACAAACTCAAAGCATATCTTGCTAAACAAAGTCAACAATCAGTGCCGGGCGAAGGTAGTCAGGTCAAGCGTGTTCGTGCCGAATTACAGCGTAGAAGTCAAGGTGTGGCGGAAGGCTCAGATGACAACGAACCGTTTGATTACGAGAAATGGAAAGCGTCTACTGTAAAACCTCGCAAGCCTCGTGGATACAAAGACGCAGAAGCACTCGGGAAAGCAATAGATAGCGAACAGAGTGAACTGCGTAAACGCAAAGAGCAAGGTGTGACGGAAGGCTATCAATTCAAAGGTCCTTTCCCGTTTGACGTAGATCACATGCACGGTGGCCGTGGTATCAACTTGCCAGTGGCAGACACCCGTGATTTATTACAAAAGCCTTATGAATACTACGGCAACTACAAAGAATGGTATCGTGATGTAAATCGTGTCAACAGTGAATTACTAGATGACAATGCTGAGTATACAACCACTGCAGGTGGAAAAACAATCAGTATCAATGGTAAGCCTTTTGCTGCCTGGACCAATCGTTTGGGCAATGGTAGTATTGATATCAGAATCGCTAAAAAACACAGTGGGCAAGGTGTGGCGGAAGGCCTAGAACATTTAAACAGAATTCGTAAACTATCTGGATTAGATGAAGCTACTAAACTACCAGCAAGTAGCCGTGAGTTTGGTGGTGATGAGTTTCAAGACTATATGAAGCGTATTGTCGGTACACCCGATGTAGACAAAGCAGGTAATGTCAAGACTGACAAGAAGGGCAATGAAAAGTATGTGTCTGGTAAAACTAAGAGTGACAGATACAAGATGCCCTACATCCATCGTTCAAGTGTAGTGTCATACTTAAGTCCTGATGGTAAGACATATGATGAAGACGCAGTTAAGAAGACATTAGCAATTCGTCCTAAAGCATTATTAAAGCAAAACGAAAAGATGAAGCACAGTAACGGTGAGTTTGAACAATTCTTTAACGTTGGCTTTGCAGCATTGACTGGAATTGCGTTAGACGAACAAACTAACAAGCTAATCATTGTTAATACATGCCCAGGTGCTGGTTCATGTAAAGTTGATTGTTTTGCTATGAAGGGCGGCAAGGTTCAGTTCCAAGGTCCATGGCAAAGTGATGGTCGCATATTAACATATCTATTGAACGATCCCGATGGCTTCTTCAATCAACTAAGTGCTGAGATTACAAAAGAATCAGTTGCTGGTAAAAAAGGTGATAAGAAATTCCCTAATGGTTGGCAAACAACTGTTCGTTGGCATGATGCTGGTGACTTCTTTAGCCCAGAATACTTAGACATGGCATTGAAGATGGCTGCAAAGCACCCTGACGTTAAGTTCTATGCTTATACAAAGATGGCAGGTGCTGCACTTGCCAAGAAGCCAGATAACTTCATTATCAATTGGAGTGAAGGGGCACATACTAGTCAAGAGAAACAAGTTAAAGCAAGTGATGCAAACTTAGATACAACTAAGAACAGTCGTATTGTACCTGACGAAATATTCCAAGATTTGTTAGTTAAGGACGAAAAGAAGAACTTGGTTAAGGGGGAACAAGGCCAATGGCAAGTACAACCTGACAAGTTACCTGAACTAAAACAACGTCTTGCTAAAGAGTATGGATTGAGTAGTAACTCTATTCTATCTTATGATGAATATATGGCAAAGCGTAAATCAATTCCTCAAGGAATGAAGTATAATGTCATAGTTGCTCCGGGCGAGGGTGATATCAGTGCTAACGACCAAAACATTATTTCAACATTGTTACTAAGACACTAAAATGCGTGATATCATTCAGTTACTTGAGGACAAAAGTAAGCCTCAAGATATAGAAATCATTGCTCTTAACTTTGAGCCAAAAGATGTAAGTCCTGTGTTATCTAAAGAGACACTAGACTTACACTATGGTAAGTTAGCGCATGGCTATGCTGAACGATACAACAAGAAAGAGGGCGATAGAGAGTTTAACTACGCAGGCGCGTTCTTACACAATCTATTGTTTACTCAGTTTCGTGAAGTCAGAAACAATAACAAACCAAATGGTCCTGTTGAAAAACTAATCAACTCTCGACATAAATCATGGGACAATTTCAAAGATAAGTTTCTAGAAGAGGCTATGAAGATAGAAGGTAGTGGTTGGGTATACTTAGCCACTGATGGTAGTATCAAAACTATCAAGAACCATGAAGTTCGCAATGACATTCTATTGTTAGTAGACTGGTGGGAACATGCTTGGTTACTTGACTATGAATCTAACAAAACTAAATACTTAAAAGAACAGTGGAAGATTATTAACTGGAACGTTATTAACACTCGCTGGGGAAAGAATTATGAGATCAAGTGATTTTTTAAACGAAACGCAAGAACTAGACGAAATTGAAAGATTAAACCCTAGTGCATACACCGGCGGCAAAGACAGCCTATACGACAAAACTGCCGGCAAACAAATAAAGAAGTTACCCGGCGGCAGTGGATTGCTTTACTCTACTAGTGAAGGTAGATACGGAGGCATTGATATCAAGCTGTGGGATCCAAACGGTAAAGAATATCTTGCTCAAAAAAGTAAAGAACAAGAACCTAAACCAGTACAACAACGTAGAGAGACCCGTTGGAATTATGAGCGTAGAGTTATAGATTGGCAACGCACTCAAATGGGATTAAAAGCTCCTGGTCAGTTGATAGGCAAATTGTCAGTCAGTGAAGCTAAATATTTCCCACTTAAAGGTGCAGTTCAAGTTGACACTATCACAGTAGATGAAGATTACCGTGGGATGAGTCTTGCTAAGGCATTGTATGGTATCGTACTAACTATTATGAAACGTCCATTACTTGCGGGAAGTAGTCAAACACCCGGTGGTCGTAGAAACTGGCTCAGTCTTGCTAGTATACCCGGCGTAGAGATGAAGGGTTACTTTTCTATGGACGAAGAAGAAATAGACCCGGTTGCGGCAAAAGGCTCATACAGTATGACTACCCCGGCACAAGTCAACAAAAATATTGACATCATCATGGGGCAACTGGGTGGACAATACATGGGTAAAGGACGTCACGATGATGAATACTTTGCGTTTGATGTACAACCTGATACTACTAAACAAGAGTTGAAAGCTTATGTTGATACAAAATTAAGCAAAGTATACGGTGGCTACAATTCGAATACAGGCTTATACGCTGTCTGGACTGGGCAATAATGAGAGCAAATGAATTTGTAACTGAGTTGGTCACTAGAGCCGAGACCACTGACCATTTGCTAAAACGACTAACATATGCGGCCCAGCTTTGTGCTGAAATGTCCTCTAAACCTACACCTAAATTTACAGCCGTAGAATGGGCTATCATGGAAGGTGGCGGCAGTTTGGAAGATACAAAAGTAACTGAACTATTTGAACCTAAGCAGGCAGTTAAGATACATTGGAATCATGATAGCACCCGAGCAGTGGCATTAATTGATCCCAAAACTAAATTAGTAGTAAACTTTCTCGGGAATGATGATCCGATATCAATTGAATTTAGTGTCAACGATCAATTTGATATAACAGGCGGCGGAAATGTATCCCCTATATTTGCCACAGTAATTGAAGCAGTAAAACAGTTTACTCAAAATAATTCAGATTGTAGTGCAATATACTTTACTGCAAATGAACAAAGTCGTGCAAGAATGTACGATACCTTAGCCAAACGAGTAGCTAGACAGTTAGGTTGGCATGTTGTTCCTTACGATGATATGGTTGCAGATGAAAAGTATCAAACTGCATTGAGTTACGGCGACTTTACATTTGCTATTGAAAAAGGACCAGCGCCTAAGAGCCGACAAGATGCACAAAAACCACAACACGGCGACTTCATGCCTGTATGGCATGTTATATCAATAGAGCATCCTGAACTATTTGCTGTTAGGATTAAAGCAAAGAACGGCGATGACGCAGAGTCGTGGGTTATGAAGAACGTTCCTGAATACAAGGACGAAGATGTATTTGGGGTGTTTGCTCGTAAAACTGTACCTAATGATAGACCAATCATAGACAAAGGTGAGGTGCCGGCACCTAAAAAGCCCGAACAACAAGATCCTAACAATCTAGGCGCACATCTAAGAGCAAAACTAGATGCGCCACAAAATGAAAATTTTGCTGGTGGAAAGAACCCCCAAGACAAAGGTGACAGCAAGCGTCACGGAGTTCCTACCAAAGCCAGTGTAAGCACACTACGTAAGGTTACTAAACAAGGTGGACGCAAGTGACAGTTGGCACCCCGATGGCCAATATGAAAGCAGGAAAGGATAAAAAGAAATGAGAGCACAAGAATTTTTATCAGAACTAACTGGAATCAAAAAGTATACCAGTCAAATTGGCGCTGCTGATCAGTGGGCACCGTATGAAACTGATTTTGATCAGAATCCTGAAGTTGCTAATCAAAGCGTCCAATATCAAGGAATATTGACCAAGCAGGGGTTTCGTGAGATCGGGTTAGGCGGAAGTGGCAGTGTATGGACACATCCTAATCGACCTAATGAAGTGTTAAAAGTGTTTATGGCCACTGATGGAGGATATGAGAATTGGGTAAATATCTGCCAAGCAAATCGCGGAAATCTCAATCTGCCTAAATTTTTTAGTGCCAAACCTCGTAAGTTAACTAATGATTTTATGGCTGTGCGTACGGAGATGCTCAAGTCTTTTCCGCAAGGGCGGGGCGGCGGGATCGCACGTGAAATTGGAGTACTTGTAAAGAATTGTTCGCAGGGTAATAAAGTACAAGGTCCTGCCCAACCTTCAGCTAATATCCAAGATATGAAAGAGTATTTGGAGACTGCGGGACCGGATGCCAACGGTTATCAACGATTTGATCTCATCAAAGATTATCTTGTTAAAGATCCTAACTTCTTAACAGCACTATGGATATTGACCACTGCTGTTCGTGAGAAGAAGGGTAGGCTGGACATGCAGGGAGATAACATTATGTTGCGTGGTACAACTTATGTACTTTCAGACCCGTTAACGTAAAGGAATAGAAATGAGAGCACAAGAATTCGTAACTGAGTTAGTCACTAGAGCCGAGACCACTGACCATTTGCTAAAACGACTAACATATGCGGCCCAGCTTTGTGCTGCTATGGGCGATACTCCGCTGATATTTAGAGAGTTTAAAACTGGTATTAGCCAAGAAACAGTGCTAGCAAAAGTCATTAATGATGGTACTAGGCTTCCGATCAAAGGCGGTATGGGTAGAACAGGTCAAGACAAGATTATAGATATCTTGGGGATTAAACATCCGGTGTTCACTAAAATGCGTCCACCTGACACTACGTTTGGCTTTCATGGTGACCCGCATATTTTTATACCTACACCGGGGTCAACTTCATTCTATAGTCTAGAAGTAGAAGACTTGGGCGGGCAACGATTGACCAGTGATCCAGAAATAGATCAACGAAATGGTAGAGTAATATCAGGCGGCAGATTTGATAACATGGCAAGGGAACTAGCGGCAACTTATACTGAAGGTTTGCCAAAAGATTTCATCAAAAACGAAATCATTTTTGATACTAGTGAATATTATCTACTAAACATTCAGAGTTTTCTTTCTAGATTTGCCGGCAAAGAAAACAAAGCATCATTAACAAAGCATAGTATATGGTTAAAAATTGACCCGACTGTATGGAGTAACCGAGTACGTACATACCAAGATGTCAGTAGTTTTTTAATGAACAATGGCGTATCATATGTAAAATGGTATCAGACTAATGTAGAAAAGAAATGAGAAGTATAAATGAGAGCTA